TCCTAAAACTATTGCAGACACAAAGACTAAACTTAATTTTCCACCATTTCACCATTATAAATTTAATGACGAAGGTGAGCTAATTTTAGTTGGTAAAAGTCATTGGGTTGGGGGTATGGACAACGGGCACTTTGACAAAACACATGGTAAGGCAACAAATACACTTGCTACTATGTGGTTAAAGTTAGTGGACCGTTATGCTACTCGAGGCAATGTACGTGGTTACACATACAATGACGAAATGAAAGGTCAAGCAATACTGCAATTAGCGCAGATTGGTTTACAATTTGACGAATCAAAGTCAAACAATCCGTTTGCATACTATACAGCAGCCGTTACTAACAGTTTCGTACGTGTTATTAATATAGAAAAACGTAATCAAAACATTAGAGACGACATTTTAGAAATGAACGATCTTAATCCTTCTTACACAAGACAAGCACAAGGTGAATGGGAAGCAGCTGTGAAACGTAACGAACAAGCACCTATTACAATCTTTAAAGATAAAAAACCGGTTGACAACAGCTAATTGTTTCGCTATAATATTAATATGAGAGCCTAATGGAGGACTGACTTTGTTTAAGAAAGCCGCTGTCTTTACCGATATTCACTTCGGTTTAAAAAGCAATTCGCGTGTTCATAATGACGACTGTGAAGAATTTATTGATTGGTATATAGAACAAGCACAAGCTGCCGGTTGTGAAACTGGTATCTTCTGCGGAGACTGGCATCACAACAGAAATAGCCTTAACCTTACAACTATGGATGCAACTATTAGATCCATGGAAAAATTAGGTAATGCATTTGAAAAGTTTTATTTCTTTGATGGTAATCATGATTTATACTACAAAGACAAAAGAGATGTAAATTCAACAGCATTTGCAAAACACATTCCCGGAATTACGTTTGTTGACGAAATGATGGTTGAAGAAGATGTTGCACTTGTTCCTTGGTTAGTAGGCGATGAATGGAAGAAAATACAAAAGTGTAAAGCAAAGTATATGTTTGGTCACTTTGAACTTCCTAGTTTTTATATGAACGCAATGGTTAAGATGCCCGATCACGGAGGCGATCTTAACAAACAACATTTTGCAAATCAGGATTATGTGTTTAGTGGACACTTTCACAAAAGACAAACACAGGGTAAAATACATTATATTGGTAATGCGTTTCCACACAACTATGCAGATGCGTGGGATGACGATAGAGGTATGATGATATTAGATCGTGAAAACGATTTAGAACCAGAATACATCAATTGGGAAGATTGTCCAAAGTATCGGACTGTAAAACTTTCAAAACTAATTGATGAACAGAGCACTCTTATTAAGAGTAGAATGTATCTGCGTGTAGAACTTGACATTGACATTAGTTATGAAGAAGCAAGTTTTATTAAAGAAACATTTATAAGAGATTATAAATGTAGAGAAATTACACTTATTCCCCAATCACAAATTGAGGAAATATCAACAGACTTAGACATTAGCAAATTTGTTAGTGTTGACCAAATTGTTGCAGGTGAAATAGCAGAACTAGATACAGACTCTTTTGATAAGGTAAAACTTTTGGAGATTTATAACGGATTGGCACATGATTAAAATTAAAGACCTAACAGTAAGAAATTTTATGAGTGTTGGGAATCAAACCCAAGCGGTAGATTTCGACAAACAACAACTTACATTAGTACTCGGCGAAAACTTAGATCAAGGAGGTGACGATTCTGGCTCGCGAAACGGTACTGGTAAAACTACAATCATCAATGCACTAAGTTATGCACTCTACGGAAATGCATTAACTAATATTAGAAAAAATAACTTAATTAACAAAACTAATTCTAAAGGTATGTTAGTTACTCTTTCTTTTGAGAAGGACAGTCTTCAATATCGCATTGAACGTGGTAGATCCCCAAATTTATTAAAGTTCTACATCAACAATGAAGAACAAGTTGACATAGATGAATCGCAAGGCGATAGTCGTAAGACTCAAGAATCAATAGACCATTTGCTAGGTATGAGCCATGATATGTTTAAGCACATTGTTGCATTAAACACATACACAGAGCCATTCCTAAGTATGCGTACTAACGATCAAAGAGCTATTATTGAACAACTTTTAGGTATTACAATATTATCCGAAAAGGCAGATGTACTTAAAGAAGATATTAGAGATACTAAAGACAATCTAAGTCAAGAGACAATGCGTATTAATGCATTACAAACAGCAAACGAAAAAATTGACGAAACAATTAACGGTCTTAAAAGTAAACAGAAAGCATGGCTATCTAAACGTACTACAGACACAATAAAGTTACGAGAAGCAATTGACGAATTAGAACATTTGGACATTGAATTAGAACTAGAATCACATGAAAAATTAACAAATTGGTCTGAACTAAACAATTCTATTTTGGCTCTTAATAAAGAGAAAAGCACACTAGAGACTGCACAGTTACGTGCTACTAAGTCTGTGTCTAAAGTTGAAAAAGATATCTTACAACTAGATAATGCTGCTTGTCATACATGCGGACAATCATTACATGCTGATAAAAAAGCAGAAATATTAGATAACAAATCTAAAGAACTAACTGACGCTGATGCATATCTTACTGAAGTATCTGATAAGTTAAATGTTGTAATTACTGAACTTTCAAGCATTGGTGATATTAACGGTCGTCCAAATACTTTTTATGAAACTTCTAAAGAAGCGTATGCTCATAAGAGTAATGTTAGCAACTTAACACAGGCATGGAGCAACAAAAAAGACGAAGCTGATCCATATCAAGAACAAATTGACGATCTTGAAAATAGTGCAAAACAAGAGATTGATTGGGAAGAAATTAATACGTTAACTTCGCTCAAAGAACATCAAGAATTTTTATTGAAACTACTTACTAATAAAGATAGCTTTATACGTAAAAAGATTATTGATCAAAATTTAGCATATTTAAACAATAGACTTACTAACTATCTTGATAGATTAGGACTACCGCACAGTGTTACATTCCAAAATGATCTTAGTGTAGAAATTACACAACTTGGTCAAGACTTAGACTTTGATAACTTGTCAAGAGGCGAACGTAACAGACTTATACTTGGTATGAGTTTTGCGTTCAGAGATGTATGGGAAAGTTTGTATCAAAATATTAACTTACTATTCATTGACGAACTTATTGACAGTGGCATGGATGCTAACGGAGTTGAAAACTCGTTAAGTGTACTTAAAAAGATGGCTAGAGAACGTGATAAAAATATCTACTTAATATCACATAAAGATGAATTAATTGGTAGAGTTAACAATGTTCTTAAAGTTATAAAAGAGAACGGATTTACAAGTTATGAAAACGATGTTCAAGTGATAGAATAATGGACGATACACACGATAAACTTATTAAAGCATATCTTATGTACTTTGAAGAAAATGAAAAGTTCGAAGCACGTAATTCTGTGAGAACACACGGAAGTGCAAGACGTGCTTTAAGACAGTTACGTATGTTAGCAAAAGAACGTATGGACGAAATACACACTAAACATAAAGGCAAAAGTCAGAACTAGTCTAACACCATGCAAGAAGGAAATAATTACTTGCATGGAGTGGACGTACAAAGGCAAAAAACTTAAAGAAATACCAGACGAGTACGAAGGCTTCGTTTATTTAATAACGAACAAAAAGACTGGTCAAAAATACGTAGGCAAAAAACTAGCAAAATTTAAGACCACAAAGCCACCACTCAAAGGCAGAAAAAACAAACGCAGAGGATACAAAGAGTCAGACTGGAAAACTTACTATGGTAGTTCAGACAGACTTAATGCAGATGTTGCAACACTAGGCGAAAAGCACTTCACAAGAGAAATACTATACCTATGTAAAGGTAGGGGCGAAATGTCCTACATAGAGGCAAGAGAGCAGTTTGACAGGCGAGTACTCGAAACAGATGATTACTATAATGGAATCATTAATGTTAGAGTAGGCGGATCAGATAAACTCAAACAGGCATTACTAGAACACCACATCAAGGCAAAACAAACCAACACATAAGGTTGGCGGGCCAGACTAGAAATACCGCTGTGGAAAAAGCTCTCGTATAGAAGCACACG